TTTGAGCCAAAGTGGCAAAAGAAACGAAAAACAAACGAAACGGACATAAACCATACGCCTGTTTACCACTCGACAAGAAGACGTATGTTTAAGTAGGAGGAAGTATGACAAAAAACAAGGTACGAGGCGAACCTATTCGCCGTGAGAAGATATTTATTAAAAACACAGATACGCGCACGAAAAACGCGCGAAGAAAAAACATTAATATAAGGCGTCGTTCGACGACCTGGAAAAAGTTTCACACCACCCAAAACCTGGAAGTTATTAAAAGCTTATGCCGTAAAGGATGGCATAACGATGAGATTGCAGCCTACATCGGAATTTCCGAATCAACGCTTTATGAGTGGACGAAGAAACATCCGGAGTTTTCGGAGGCACTTTCAATCGGTAAAGACTACTGCGTAGCGGTCGTTGAAAACGCGCTGTTCCAACGAGCCGTTGGCATTGAAAAAACGGCACCGAAAAAAGAAGAGACCATAACCGTAGACATCGTTAAAGACGGCAAGGTAGTAGGTAAGCAAGTCACCAAAAAGATAGAAAACGAACTTATCTTTGTTCCGCCGGAAACCAAGGCTGCAACCTTCATTCTTACCAATTTAGCGCCGGACGACTGGAAGCAAAAGCAGCAAACGGAACTTACCGGAAGCGTTGAAATTAACGCCAACATGGACTTATCGGAACGCTTGCAACGGGCGCTATTAAAGAAAGGAGAAGCGGCTAATGAATAAAGACGAAGCATACAAGCTTATGGACTGTTTAGGCCGCTTAACTCACGATCCGGTAGCCTGGGTATATTTCGCATTTGACTGGGACAACGACCCGGAATTAAAAGGACAAAAGCCGCAAAAATGGCAACTAGAGCAGCTGGAAAGAATCGCCAAAGGACTGGAAACACCGGATACAGTAATTCGTCAAACTGTATCATCAGGACACGGCATAGGAAAAAGTTGTCTTGTTGCATGGGTTATCTTATGGGCCATTTCGACGCATCCGGATACAAGAGGCGTCGTAACCGCAAACACCGAAGCCCAATTAAGAACAAAGACATGGGCGGAGCTTGCCAAATGGTACCGTAAATTCGTCGCGAAAGAACTCTTCACGTATACGGCAACGGCGATATTCTCCATTGAAGCGGAACACGAAAGGACCTGGAGAATCGATGCTATCCCCTGGTCCGTCACAAATACCGAAGCCTTTGCCGGTCTCCATAACCAGGGGAGAAGAATTCTTATCATATTCGACGAAGCCTCCGCTATAGATGATCGTATCTGGGAAGTTGCGGAAGGCGCCTTAACAGATAAGAACACGGAAATTATTTGGTGCTGCTATGGAAACCCTACCCGTAACGTAGGAAGGTTTCACTCGTGTTTCACGAAATACAGAAACTACTGGGACACCAAAAAGATAGACTCCAGGGACGTGGCCATATCGAACAAAGCCCAGATAGAACAGTGGAAGAATCAATACGGCGAAGATTCGGACTTCTTTAAAGTCCGTGTACGTGGCGAATTCCCGTCATCATCTGATGCGCAATACATAGGCGTAGATATAGTTGAAGCGGCCGCAAAAAGAACGCTCCGGCCGGCTGAATATAACTTTGCACCCGTCATCATTGGCGTGGACCCGGCGTGGACAGGTAGCGACCAATTCGTAATCATCATGCGCCAAGGCCTTTATAGCAAGGTCCTGGGCGAATATCAGAAAAACGATAACGACGGAGCCATGGCGGCCATATTGGCAGGATTTGAAGATGAATATAAGGCGGATGCCGTCTTTATCGACCAAGGGTACGGCACGGGGCTTTATTCGTTCGGCGTAACCATGGGAAGAACATGGAAGCTGGTGGCGTTTGGTGGAAAGTCTGGAACGAAAGGATTTGCTAATAAAAGGGCTGAAATCTGGGGAAAAATGAAAGACTGGCTTATAAATGGCGGCGTATTACCGGATGATGACGTCCTAAGAGACGACCTTATAGGCCCGGAAGCATCCGTAAACGAAAAAGGCGAAATCATCTTAGAAAGTAAAGACCATATGAAAGCCCGCGGCGTACCGTCACCTAATAAAGCGGACGCCCTGGCCTTAACATTTTCGCTGCCGGTACTAAAAGGAACACGGCAGCAACAGGCAGCGCAAACAAAATACAATCCGTTTAGAAAGGGGTAATACCAATGTGTGGATTAAAAGGACTATTCGGAAGCACTTCATCTCCCGAATTCAAAACGCCGGATCCTACGGTACAGGCCGTAAATAACGGCGACCAAGGAACAGCCGATAGCGTCGAAAAACAGCGTAAAAAGCGCGGTTTTCAAAGTACGCGAACAGCTATAGACACGGCACTGGGAACAACAAATGGCAAAAACACGCTGGGATAAAGGAGAAAACATGCGCAAAGAAATGGAAACGGCATTGGCTAGAAGCCCGACAAAAGACACCAAGGGAATAAAGCCGAACACATGTAAAGATAAAAGAAAGCTCGTGCAGCGTTTTAACGCTTTATTCCAAGCAAGGCGGCCCTGGGAAAGGGTATGGAAGTTAATCCGCGATTATGAACTTCCCTATGACGGCTTATTCGATGACGACACGGCAGGAAAACCCGTTATTCATGACGAAGAAATTTTTACAGGTGTTATTCAAGAAGCCCGCGATACCTTTGCAGCAGGCGTTCAATCGGGGCTCACACCGCCGTCTAGGCGCTGGTTTCGCTTTGGTATTGGCAATAAGGACCTGGCCGATGACACAGGTGTACAACGGTTCCTGGATACAAGGGCCGATATCATGGAATCTGTATTGTCCGGTTCGAACTTCTACAACGCTATACACCAATGTTATTCAGAACTTCCTTTTGGCCAAGCGGCCCTGGGGATTTTCTCGCAAGGCGGCACGGTAACGTTTGTCCCGTATACTATAGGCACCTATGCCCTGGCGTGTGACGCAACCGGTAGAGTCTCGACATTTGCCCGTAGAGCCAAGATGACCGTAAACCAAATCGTAAAGCAATTCGGATACGACAATTGTCCGATGACTGTTAAGCAGTCCTACGATAACGGAAGCGGCCATCAAAACTACCACGTAGTATGCTGGCTCGTCGAAAAGAACGAAGATAACGACCCAAACAAGCTAAACAATAAGAAGATGCCGTTCACCTCGACATACTGGGTAGAAGACTCCAACGAAGATGAATGCCTGGCGGTTACGGGATTTGAGGAGTGGCCCGTACCCGTGGCTCGTTACACGGTAAAAGGAACAGAAGCCTACGCAACGGGCCCTGGCTGGAACGCCTTGCCGGACGCAAAAATGTTACAGCAAATGGAGCTCGACGCTATCACAGCCATTGAAATGGGCGTAAAGCCTCCCTTACAGGTCCCTCCGTCGCAAGTAGGAAACATCAATCTCTTTCCCGGCGGCACGACAGCTATAAACGATCCGAATGAAGCCATACGTCCTATTTTCCAGGGGCAACTGGCGATTGGTGAACTTGAAGGAAAAATCCAACGTGTGGAAGATAGGGTAAAGAGAACATACTCCTCGGACCTCTTCTTAATGTTGGACCAGTTAGACAAAGGCCGCATGACGGCCCAGGAAGTCATGGCCCGTAACCAGGAAAAACTGCAACAATTAGGCCCCGTGGTAGAACGCCTTCAATACGAATTCTTAAACCGAATCCTGGAAAGGGTCTACAACATCCTGGATAGAAGCGGCATATTCCCGGATATCCCCGAAGAACTGCAAGACATTGTAGGCGAAGAGTTTAGGATTGAATACATTTCACCGCTTGCTCAAGCACAAAAGATGAGTGGCCTAACTTCTATCGAACAAGGCATTGGCTTTATCGGACAAGCTGCACAATTCGACCAAACGGTCCTCGATAAGGTAAACCTTACGGAAGCGGTCGCAAACTACTTAGCGCAAGTAGGCGTGCCGGCAGCCATGATCCGTTCGGACGAAGAGGTTGAACAAATCCAAAAACAACGCCAAGAAGCCCAGGCCGCAGCCGAAGCACAAGCACAGCAACAAGCAGCTATCGCACAAGCCCCGGACCTTGCAGCCGCCGCTAAAAACGCAACGGAAGCGGCAAATGACGGCAATCCCGCAATGCAAGAATGGCTAGGAATGAGGTAAAAGTATGCACGAAAAAGAACGAAAGACCGCACAGCTTATGGAAGAAACCATACGAAACCAAGATATGGAAGCGTTGCGTTACGTCATGGAAAGTCCGCTAGGACGGCACTTCATGGCTCGTCTCCTGGACGCAACGAGAATCTACAGCCCATTGTCAAACGAAACCACGCTCCTTGATGAAGGACGTCGTCGTGTAGGCCTTGAATATTTAAAGCTCATTCAATCCATGGGCCTTGAAGGCATGAAACTACTTCACCAAATGGAAGAAGAATACGCCGAAAAAAGAATCGAACTTGAAAGGATGAAAACTACATGGAAAAGCTAATATTTGACCTGCAACGATTCGCCGAAGGCCCGGAAAGCCAAGAGGCAGAAGGAACACAAGAACAATCGACCGATACGAGCGCTGACCAAGAAGGAAGCGACTCATTTATTGGT